CAAACACAAAATTGGCCTTGTGGAGTCAGAAGAGTCACGCCGCTACATCAAGACCGAACCAGAGTTCTTCTTCCCGGAGTACTTCCGCAAAGCAGCAGCCAACGTGAAGCAAGGCTCTGCTGACGAGCCACACGAAGACAATGAGTATTGGATGGAGAATTACCGCAGCACCTGTGAAGCCGCTGTGAATAATTACCTGGGCGCTATTGAAGCTGGCATCTGCCCTGAACAGGCCCGTTTTTTCCTGCCTCAGGGCACCGAAGTGAATTGGGTCTGGACTGGTTCACTGTACGCTTACGCTAATTTCTACAATCAGCGCAGCGACAGCCATGCTCAAAAGGAAATCCAGGAACTGGCAAAACAGGTCGATGAGATCATCGCACCGCTTTATCCGGTTAGCTGGGCAGCCCTGACACGCGGAGAATATTGATCGTGTACCCATCAGTAGAAAGTGTCGTACATGACATCCACCTGATCACGCATTGGAACAAAGAACTGCCTCCAGTTGATTGTCCACTGCTGATTCAGGTGCCTGCGTATATTCCCTTTACGACAGGCCCGGATAAGAAGACGTACTGTCTGGATAAGCCAGTCGGCTTCAAAGTACGGCGTAAGAATTGGGAACGCAGTAAAGAAGCAACACCCACGTACTACGACACCTGGAATAACACTCTGTCAGGTAAGCTCCTTTGGACTTACCCGTAAACATACAACGATAAGCCCCTTTTACAGGGGCTTTTTCGAAGGAGCATTACAATGAACTTTAACGGCATTGACCCTCAGTACATTCAGATCGGTAAAGCCCAAGCTGCTAACATCCTGGGCATTAGCATTTCAGAACTGGATCTGCGTCGGAAAAATGATCCAGACTTCCCGAAAGGCTTTAAAGAAAAGCCGACCCAGTTCTCCCCGGTGCGTTTCCGACTGTCAGACATCTACGCCTACAGCGAGCTGGTTATGTCTCGCGCTGTTCCGGCTTAAACCGGATCCGGTGGAACCGGAGTTCCCTGTTCCAATGCAGTAAGATAGTCCGCATACCACTGCATCATTTCGCGGCGTTGCTTCAGATACTGGGCTTTGTTGTACACACCTGCTACCCCTTTTTCGATATGAGCCAGGTGTGTTTCAACATAGTCTCTGGGCCACCCATGTTCACGAAGCAGCGTCGCTGCCGTATGGCGAGAGCCATGCCCTGTCAATTTATCCTTGTAGCCAATCCGGCGCAGTGCCTGATTGATTGTGTTTTCGCTCAATGTCGGGTGAATTGAGCCATTCCCAGGAAACACATACGTAGACAAACCAGTCAGTTCATGCAGATCACGTAATAACGCCACCGCTTGCGTAGACAACGGAATGATATGATCCCGTCGCATTTTCATGCGTTTGGCTGGAATTACCCATAAGGCGTTTTTCAGGTCAAATTCATCCCAAGTGGCCAGTCGAGCCATACCCGGACGACAGGCTGTCAATATCACCAACCGAACCAGTGTCAGTGTAATCTGACGAGAAGGCGAAGCATTAAGTGCTTTGAAGAACGCAGGTAACTCGTCTTCGAGTAAGTACGGATAGTGCTTGGTTTCCGGCGCTTTCTCAGCAATATGCCGCAACTCACTGGCTGGATTCAGATCGCACAGGTTCTCTGCAATGGCTTGAGAGAATATCTGACTTATCCAGGAACGCACCTTTTTGGCAATGTTGAGCGCTTTACGCCGCTCCAGTCGTCGCTGGATCTCGGTACAGTCCCAGCGCGTAACCGCAGTCAGCTCCTTATCCCCGATAACTGGGTAGACATCCCCATCCAGATACCGTCGCATCTGTTCCAGTGTGTTCGCTGAACGACCTGATGCAATCTTGCGCTGATACCACTGTTCCGCTACATCTCGAAAGAGCACACCTTCCTTTTCAGGAGGGTTTTTCTCGTCCTGTTCCATCAGGTGGGCTTTGATATCAACCCCATCGGCTGCCAGTTCATTCAGCTCAGTCGCACGCTTACGTGCCGCTTTACCGGATACAGCTGGAAAGCCACCCAGACCCAACCAAGCCCACTTTCCTTCCATATTCTTGTAGCGCAGCTGCCATGACTTACTCCCGTCTGGCTTAACACGAAAGTACAGGCCCGGACTGTCCTTCTCCCGGTACTCTTTGGCCTCCGGTTCCAATGTCTTCAGTACACTGTCCGCCATTGGGCGGCGCTTGATGTCAGTGCGTTTCATGTCGTGTATCCCTAAGTTGTACCCCGAAATTTAGGATACACACTGGGATACAAAAAAGGTAATGAAGGTCATGTTAAGCTATGCGCAGGTATATCAAGCGATCTGGTGTAACGTGCTGATTCAGAAGAGATTTTTTTGAAGCTATAGGAAGGTATCACAGGGAGAATGGTGCGGGAGGAGAGACTCGAAAGCACTATTCAAATCAATCACTTACACCACTTGAACGATCAGGGATACAGGTAGGGATACAAGAAATTTTTTCCATGTATCCCGGCGTCCCGCCGTTCGATGGCGCGCACTATACTGATGCGATCAGTAGGATGCAACCCCCTTTTTTCACATCCTTTTTCTAATAGCCTCGGCTACGACTTCGCCACTGTCTTGCGCGCACCGCTGCGCGGTGTGCTCGACAGGGCTTCGTCTCGCCTCGGTGCTTTCTAAGGAATACGTCTATGGCAGAACAGACGCATCGTACCCACACCATCCAGTGCCGCACACGGATCCTCGTTAACACCGATCCTCTGCGTCGTTACTACAACGGCTGTCATGCGGAGACTGAACTGGTCTGGTCAGATTGGTTGTGTCTTGAATTCGGTGTAGCTGAAGAGAAAGTCGAGGAGCGCTTGCGCTTCTGGCGTGAGCTGAATGACTATGCCGTCAGTCAACGTGGCCCGAGTGCCAAGAAAGAGTATCGAGCGGTTCCTTGTCAGCCATAGGCGCCCATCCGGGCGCTGCCTCCCCTGTATAAGAATATTTTTAAGGAAAATTTCCCCTTTAAATTCAATTAGTTACGCCCATTAAATATTCAACAGTACGGGAAAATCTGTCACATCTTCCCGTAGACCACGGGAATGACGCTGATATACTTCCGCCTCTTGCTATCTGTTGGAGTAGATATGACATCGCGTGATGTTCGACTGGTTGTCGAGGCGGACGAAGAGTTAGTTATTGGAAGGGTATCCAGAAAGGCTCATCTCGAACTGCCGCCTTTCATTACTATAGGGAGTGCGCGAATGGATGAGTCACACGGATATGACCTGATTGATGTGTTACTGGACATGAACGCAGCTGAAAAGTGGTTTTTCCGCCTGCTTCGAGACAACCTGGACTACCGTACGAATGAAGTCGTCATTCCCAGTAAATCACTCACCAAAACAGAACTCAATCGCCTTAGTCAGGCGTACCAGTCGTTGTCTAAAAAAGGATTGGTCAAACGCTTACGTAAAGAGCATTATCTGATCAATCCCGATGCCCTGTTCTATTCCAAAACGTACAAGGAGGTAAAGCAGCGATGGGAGTCCATCAGCAAGAAACCGGCCAAACAATAGACTGGTATGCGCATTTCGCCCATATCTTTCGTCGAGCCAATAAACCTGAAACGCTACTGGTAATGGTACAGAAGCAAGTGCGCGAACACCGCTTCTCATTCAATCCGGATGTCGAGTCATATCGCACCGCTCAAAAAAGCTATGAACGCCTCAATGGCCGTAAAGGTGCAGCACTGTTCTCAGCAGCGCATGACCGGTTCGAGCGTATTAAACCTTGGAATTATCTACACCATGTCTGATCGACCTGTTCGCAAAATGAAACCTGGTTTTTACCGGGTTTTTTCTTTTCTGGGTCGCCTTACTTGGCTAACTCAGTTGATCTGGTTTTACACAGTTACCCAGAATCTTTGGTACACCTTCTTGATGTATGTCTTGACAGTGTTTTCCACGATGGGTAATTACGCCCAGATTGAAAATCGAATCTTTTACGGAGGCTCCCATGAATCATGATATCGAAAACTCTCCGACGCTCCAGTTTTGGGCCGAACAGTACAACCCTATTCCTAATCCTTTTTCTTTCCATACTGGATTTGATTATGGATACGGCAGTACTCTTTTTTATTTGGTAGATTTGCAGACCTACTGTCAGCAGTATCCAGTAACACCGGATCGTCAATGGACGCTGATCGAAAACCCGGAAACCAATGAACGGTATATCGCTCAAGGTGCGTTTTGGGTAAATGCCGCAGGGTATTTCATTACTGAACGTGCCCCGTTTATTTCCTTAACAGAAGATATCCCACTGGAAGCATGATACGCCCATCCGGGCGTCGTCGTGCTACCCATCAGTGGCACTTCGACACTCGCTACAAAAAGGTGGAATCATGCCTGCTTATATCAACCACTCGGATATCCCGCTATCCATTGCAGTTTGGTTGGCTACAGATCATTACGATTATGATCCCGATCCCAATCACCTGTCTGCAACAACACTACTGCGACCGCTTCGGCAGATTATTCTGTCCCGTCGCCTGTCGCCTGAAGATAATCCAGTCGAACTGGAATCGTTGGTCAATTCCCGCATGGGTACTGCTATCCATGACTCAATCGAAAAAGCATGGAAGAGCAACAAAGAAAATGCGCTGCGACAACTGGGCTATCCTGAGCACGTTATTCAACGGGTAAAGGTCAACCCGCTACCCAGTGAGCTGGAACCTGGTGATATTCCGGTCTACATGGAACAGCGTCTGTCTAAGGAAATTGATGGTTTCCGTATTTCAGGCAAGTTTGATTTTGTTGCTGATGGTGGACTGGAAGACTTTAAGTCAACCAGTGTCTTCAGCTACATGTCAGGCAGTAATGATGAAAAGTACCGCCTGCAGGGCAGTATCTACCGTTGGCTTGACCCTCAGCTGATTACTAAGGACGAGATGAAGATTCAATTCATCTTTACCGATTGGAGCAAAGTTCGTGCATTGAGCGAAGCCAGCAAGGGATATCCGTCTAAGCGCGTCATGTTCAAGCGGTATTCCCTGATGAGCTACGCCGAAACTGAACTGTGGGTTCGCCGCAAACTGGCTCAGATCAAACAGTACGCCGACACGCCGGAGGCGGAGTTGCCGTATTGTACTGATGAAGAGCTGTGGCGTAAGCCGCCGGTGTACAAGTATTACCGCAATCCTAAAAAGACAGCGCGTGCTACCAAGAACTTTGACACGCTGGCAGAAGCCCAGCTTCGACTGACTCAGGATGGCGGCACTGGATTAATTGTCCCGGTTCCTGGGGAAGTCACTGCCTGCAGATACTGTCCTGTACAGCCTATCTGCTCACAAGCCAAGCAGTTGATCAAAGATGGGTCATTGGTCATTTAAGGAGATAGTCATGTCATTACTCACTCGTATTTTCGCTTTTTTCCGACGCTTTTTGATGCAGGCTGACGTTGTTGAAACGTCAGTTACGCAACCTACTAAGCAGAAACCACGGGATCGTCGTCGCGTAAGTCGCACACAATACGCCTACATTCTGCAGGCACGGACTGATTGGGCCGAGAAGAATGCCCTGTTGCCGCGTGATGAGCGTGAGACAGTCCCTCAGCTGGTTGATCGTCTGAATCAGCAGATCGGTCTGAACAAATCGGTTCGCTGGTATCAGCGCGTGTGGTCAGGTGAACTGACACGGGAACAGTGTGTTGATGACCGCATCCCAGATGCAACACAGCTCACTCTTGAATACGGGGATTGTCATGGCTAATCAATTTGACACGCTCGATCTGAGCACTGTCCCACATAACCCGGTAGCGGAGTCTCTGGTACAGATCATCTGTCAGAAAACCCAGAACACGGCTCCGCTGTTTTACCGCATTCTGGTGGCCTACTACCTGACGAAAGTGGCCTCTATGATGCGTTGCAAGATCCGTACGCATGATCGTCGGGATCCGGTGCCAGTCAACTTGTTTGCCGTCAACCTGGCAACTTCTGGCTTCGGTAAGGGTCACGGTAAGGGCATTCTGGAAGACCGCGTTATCAATCAGTTCAGGCAGCGGTACCTTGAAGAAACCTTCCCGTTGATTGCGGATCAGGCGGTACCACAACTGTCTGTTAAGCGCGCTGCACGCAAGAACAGTGATCCCGACAAAGAGTTGGAAAAAACCTGGCGGGAGTTCGATGGTCTGGGGCCGCTGGCATTCAGTTTTTCTGAAGCCACTGTTCCAGCGATCAAGCAGATGCGACACAAGCTGCTGATGGCAGATGCCGGGTCAGTGAATCTAGAGATCGATGAGATCGGCCTGAATCTGTCCAGTAGCATCGATGTACTGACCGCCTATCTGGAGCTGTTCGATGATGGCAAGATCGGTCAAAAGCTGGTGAAGAACACTTCCGATTCTGCCCGTGCAGAAGAGATCGATGGGCGTACTCCGACTAACCTGCTGATGTTCGGTACCCCGTCCAAACTGTTCAACGGCGGCAAGGTGGAAGAAGAGTTCTACACCATGCTAGAGAACGGGTATGCACGGCGCTGCTTTTTCGGCTATGTCCCTCATGCCACCCGACGCTACGACATGTCCGGTGAAGAGCTGTATCGCCTGCTGGTCGATCAACAAGCCGATCACCAGCTGGATCAGATTTCTGATCAATTGGCGATACTGGCGGATCCGATCAACTTCGGGCGTGAGCTGTCCATGACCAAAGAAGTCATGGTCGCCATGCTGGAGTACAAGCTGTACTGCGAACGGCGTGCAAACCAGATGGGAGAGCATGAAGAGATCCGCCGTGCTGAGATGTCACACCGGTACTGGAAATCGCTCAAGCTGGCGGGCACCTATGCCTTCATTGAAGATGAGCATGAAGTGACTGAAGCGCACCTACTCAGTGCCATCAAGCTGGCCGAGGAATCCGGTAAAGCCTTTGAACAACTACTCAACCGGGATCGTAACTATGTCAAATTGGCAAAATATCTGGCCGCCATTGGTACAGAAGTCACTCAGGCTGATCTGGTAGAAGTTCTGCCCTTCTATAAGGGTTCTCAAAGCCAGAAACAGGATCTGTTGAATCTGGCGATTGCCTACGGCTACAAGAACAACATCATCATCCGTAAATCCTACATGGATGGGATCGAGTTCCTATCCGGGGAATCGCTTAAAGAAACGGATCTGAGTAAAATGCGCGTCGCCTATGGCCAACACGTCGCATTCAACTACCGATGTGAAGAAGTTCCGTTTGATCAGCTGCACGTGCTGACCCAAGCGGACGGGTTCCACTGGTCTTCACATCACTTTGTCGATGGCCACCGCTGTGAGGAGAAGACCATTCCGGGCTTCAACATGGTGGTCATCGATGTGGACGGCGGCGTATCCCTTGATACGGCCAAGCTGTTGCTAAAGGACTACAAGGCACTCTATTACACAACCAAACGACACACTGAACAGGAGAATAGGTTCCGTATCCTGCTGCCACTGAACTACAACCTGAAGATGGACTCAGCTGAATACAAAGAGTTCATGCAGAACATCTTCGAATGGTTGCCCTTCAGTGTAGACGACTCTACGGGCCAACGGTGTCGCAAGTGGTTATCTCATAATGGACACTATGAGTATAACGACGGTGAGTTGTTGGATGCCCTGCAGTTTATCCCGAAGACCCGCAAGAACGAGGAGCGTAAACAGCGTCTGCTGGACCAGCAATCGCTGACCAATCTTGAGCGCTGGTTTATCAACCATACCGGTATCGGTAATCGGTCAAACCAGCTGATCAAATACGCCCTCTTACTGGTCGATTCCGGGAAGTCCTGGGACGAAGTACATAACGCTGTCCTGGATCTCAACAACAAGCTGGCAGACAAGCTCGATGAAAATGAGATCATGAATACCATCATGGTCACGGCGGGCAAAGCTATCGCCAAACGGGATGCGCAAGCAGCCTGATCCACACTCAACGGGGACGCCAGTCCCCGTTTTCTTTTTCCTGCTTATCAAATGCTGACAGGCATATCCCCACATCCGTGGGGTGCTGCGCGTAAATCATTAAGGTGGAATCATGCAAAACGATCATCTTGTACTGATCGGCGGTAAGTCTGCTGCCGGTAAATCAGCTTCACTGATGAAACTGGAAAATCCTGAAGGGGTACTTTACCTCAATTGCGAGGCGGGTTAACAATTAGCCCCCACTACCAGTAATGGTAGATGGATAATCCATTGAAATGCTGGGAAGCCCTTAGAGCCTGCATATAGCCGAAAGGTGATGAACAAGCTGCAGGATTGGGTAATCAGCAGGCAAGACTCAATCGAATACTAAACACCTTCTGTCTTTACAAAAGGAATGTTATATTGACTCAGAGTTAATACACTGAGGTAAGTATGACAGACTATATTGAAGACACTGATTCCGGTATTTATCGGATCACACGAGAAGGAAAAGTATTCACCCAAACTAAGCGAAAAATCCCGTTAGTTGGGAAAGGTATGGAGTTCACAGGTGAGTTTAAACTCACCCTGGAGCCAGAGCGTGAGATGACTTACACCCTAAACAACCGCGGTTATTTATCCGTGGTGATTAGGAAGAAGACACACATGCTGCATAGGCTTGTAGCACAAGCCTTTATACCCAACCCAGAAGGCAAACCCTTTGTAAATCACAAAGACGGGAATAAGCTAAACAATCACGTTGATAATCTGGAGTGGTGTACTGCTGCGGAGAATAATCAACATGCTCGAAATACTGGTCTGCATAAGCAAGCCAGAGGCCACAAAATAAAGTACCGAAGTAACGCAACAAGACAGAAGGCGCTCAGTAATTTAAAGGACAAGTCCAAGCTGACACCTGATGAAGTGCGATATGTAAGACGGGTACATGTGCCTCGTTCTAAAGAGTTCAGTGCTACTGCACTTGCAAAACGATTTGGAACGAGTGTGGCTGCAATGTGTAAGATTGTTAAGGGTGAGTCCTACAAGGACATTGAGTAAGCCTCAACGACTATCCCGTAAGGGAGTAGGGCCAAGTGGCTCGAAGTGGTGGACACCCTGATACCAGGGTGAAGATATAGTCTGGTCTTACGGGAAACCGTAAGCTGCAGGTAAAGCTGCGGGGAAGGATTAACGCCCCTTCCTGAACATCAACGAAGAAATTGCCCTTCCGTTCCAAGTTCATCGAGAAAACAGTTACTGACCCACTGCAGATCGAAGAAGCCTTTATCTGGGCCGAGACGCAGCCGCACGTACATACCATCGTCATCGACTCGCTGACCTATCTGATGGACATGTACGAATCGGTGTATGTCCTGACATCTTCAAACACTATGAAGGCATGGTCTGACTTTGCCCAGTACTTCAAACGGATCATGCAACAGCATGTTGCTGGATCCAGCAAGAATGTCGTGTTTACCGCTCACACAATGGACATTCTGAACGAATCTGAAATGGTGATGGAAACCAAGGTACCGGTAAAAGGTTCTCTGAAGAACAACGGTATCGAATCCTATTTCAGCTGCGTACTGGCTGCCAAGAAAATGAAGCTGAAGGATCTGGAACAGTACAAAAATGACCTGCTAGTCATTACCCCACAGGAAGAAGCCTTGGGGTACAAGTATGTTTTCCAGACTCAGCTGACCCGTGACACTGTAAATGAACGTATCCGTGGCCCGATGGGACTGTGGACACCGGAAGAGACGTTCATCGACAACGATGTCCATAAAGTCATGACACGACTCCGCGAGTACTACGCCTGACAATCATTAAGGGATTAGTAATATGGCACGGCGCGTTAAATGGCCTAACATTAAACCCGACCAACTCGTAAATTATCGGTACATGTCATATCCTCCCGGCTTTATTCGAGCCGTTGATAAAGACAACGACCGAGTATTACTGGATGTGGATTTTCTGACAGAAAAGTTCTGTAAATGGGTGCATGTAACCTCAGTTAATCCACAACCCATTCGTTTTCCAATCAATCACTTTGCGCAAAGGTGACTCCCTATGAATGTGCTCTCTACTCTGAAAACTGATGTTGCAATCGAAGAAGAAAAGGACGTGATCCCTAGTGGCGGTTATGGCCCGCTGGAATCCGGTGTCTATGACTTCGTTATCGAATCCGCTTATATGGGCGAAGCCCAAAGCGGCGCCCTGAACCTGAACCTGAGTCTGGCGACAGCTGACGGCAAGAAACTGCGTCAGACTGTTTACCTGACTTCTGGTACCGCGAAGGGCCGCAAGAACTTCTATACCGACAAGAACGGCAAGAACCAGTACCTGCCGGGATTCATCATCGGCAACCACCTGGCACTGCTGACCACCGGTAAAGAACTGCCTGAGCTGGATACCGAAGAAAAGGTTATCAACCTGTACGACTACGAGATGCAGAAAGAAGTACCGACTAAGGTACCGATGATCATGGAACTGGTGGGTAAGGAAGTGACCCTGGGTGTGATCAAGCAGATCGTAGACAAAACGGTCAAAGATGCGTCCGGTAACTACGTTCCGACCGGTGAAACCCGTGAAGAAAACGAGATCGACAAAGTGTTCCGCAAGCGTGACGGTCTGACCGTTGCTGAGATCAGAGGTGGCGCAACTGAAGCATCTTTCCTGAATGTCTGGAAAGAAAAGTTCACTGGCCAGACTCGCAACAAAGCCAAAGGCGCTGCAGGTACTGGTGCTGTTGCAGGCACTCCGTCCCCCTTCAACGCAAATACTGCCAACGCAGCAGCTGCTGCTAACAGCGCTTCAGCTCCGTCCAAGTCTCTGTTCGCTTAATGCGCGTTGCAGGAATTGACCCTTCGCTGAGTAACTTTGGCATGGTAAAAGGCACACTGAATTTCTCAGGTGCCTCCCCCGTCCTGCAGCTGGAAACACTTCAGCTGCAGGAAAGCCAAGCCAACAAAGCCCAGCGTAAGGTCGTACGTAAAAATTCAGATGATCTGGAACGCGCCAGAACGCTCTATAGCGGCCTTCAGGACTTCATCCAAGACGTTGACCTGATCTTCGTCGAAGTCCCCGTAGGCTCGCAATCTGCCCGCTCTATGGCCTCTTACGGGATTTGTATTGGCGTTCTTGCCAGTATCGAAAAGCCCTTGATCCAGGTAACACCTACCGAAGTCAAGGTGGCCGCTACCGGTTCCCGTACTGCCAGCAAAGCCGACATGATTGCATGGGCAACTGCGCAATATCCCAATGCTCCTTGGCTTAAACAAGGTGAGCGTATCACCAACAAGAATGAGCACTTGGCAGATGCAGTTGCAGCGATTCACGCCGGAATCCAGACCGACACCTTTAAACAACTCATGGCGTTTCGCCAGACAGGATAAACCCAACATGAAAATCACTCTGATCCAGTCCGAAATCGAACAAGCGCTGAAGCAGTATGTAGCTTCTCAGGGTATTGCCGTCACTGGCAAATCCATCGAAGTCAGTATCACAGCAGGTCGCGGTGCGAACGGTACCACTGCCGAACTGGATATCGTGGACTTCATCACAGAAAAAGCGCCCGAGACTCCAGCCACTCGCACAACATCCGCTACGCTGTCTCCGCGAGTGCGTGACATTAACTCACCTGTTAGTGACGTAGAAGACAGCGCTGAAATCGACGATGCGAAAGACGTGGATGAAGAACCGCCTGCCATGAATGAAGGCAAAAGCCTGTTCGGTTAAGAGGGTTAGCCATGAATACGGTTAAAGCCTTTCTGCAAACCTTGTTCATACTGGGGGCAGTCGCTTTAACTGTGGCCCTGGTGTACTTCTTAACCGTATTCGGAGGATTGGTATTCCTTGGATTTTTGCTGTTTGTAATGATTCGAGAATACAATCGCTCCGTTTCCGAGCGTAAGCGCAGCAATAGTCCCAAATAAGGGGCTATTGCTGTTACCGGAAACAGCCTACAGATCGATTCACGGGAATATATTCCACCTTGCCATCGATACCTCCGGGATCTGTGGGCTGTTCCCAGTAGCAGCAAGTATTTGCTGACAACCGGCTCTGACACATGGTCGGTATATAAATTAGCTTTACGTAGCGTTGGAGTAATCCTGAACGGTCAACCTCACGGACTGAAGCACGTAAAGCCGGACAAATGTGTGTATGTCGTCTTGCAGTATTCGCAAGTTAGTGGTCACTGAGTCCCCTGTCAGTTAAATCGAAGGGGAGTTACGTCAATTCAGACGTAACTTAAAGTCTCTTGATCCAGGGGACTTTAAGTTACGATGAATGCGCAGGCTGATGCGCTCAGGAACAGATCAGAGGCAGCCAGTTCGATTCTGGCTTTAATCCTAGGTGGTTTGAGCTTTGATATTTGTCGGAGATCAGCACCGACCATCGTAACCTCATGTCCTGGCTTTGGATATATTCCGGCTCATGCCGAAATACATCTTCTCTCACTACCCAAAGTCGGGACTTCTCTTTATACCAGTGTGGTGGAATTGGTATACACAGCAGACTTAAAATCTGCCGCCTATTTGGATTGTGGGTTCGAATCCCGCCACTGGTACCACTGACCTTCCTTGGTGTAGCTCGTATAGCGTACTTGAATGCAGGAGTGCGGAATAACCCACCACCACCCACTGGCATACCGACAGCCGGTATGTGAATAAGCGGAGAAGACGGTGATGACAGACCTTACACCACACCTCAGGCAGTACCGTCACAACGACGGGTCAGAAGAGTTTGTTTTTGGGTACGACCATGACGGCATAAACCGACTGGTTGCTGGACTGGACGCCGAGATCGAGCGGTTAAACAGTGCGCTCAAGAAGCAAGCAGCGGCAGCAAAATCCGGCATGAATGCAGCAAAACAGGTGAGTAGTTACCAGCTCGAAGAGGCAAAGCGACTACGGGCCGAATCATCGCCGGAAGCGCTGGAAAGCGAACGTGCTGCGAATGCCAGGATGACTGACGAGATTGAGCGGTTGCAGGCCGAGATTGAGCGGTTGCGTGCAGATTTTGCTGATGCGCGGAGCTGCGCAAAGGTGTGGGAGCTGGAGATGCAGCGCGCCCGCGCCGATGAACGAACCGCCATGCACTACCTGGGGCAGATCCGGAAGACAGTCGCACCAGATGTGGATTTTCCAACGCTGGTGCGGATGTGCGGTGAACTACAGGCGCAGACGGTGGATACGCTGATCGATATGAGCGAAGGGGCGACGATTCATCAGTGGCGGATAGCCGCGAAATCCTACGCCAACCAACTCCGCGCCAAAGCCAGCGAGGCATAACGCATAGCTAAGGGGCCGCGCTTTGCGCGTTCCCGCTTGATCGCCGGGTTAGGCAACAAACACTAGGAGAAAGACA